AGTTTATCTCCAACAAATTTTCTAATATATTGGACGAGCAATTTAAGGTACTTTGCTTTGTCGTATTCTTCATAAACTACACATTCTCCATTTTCACAAGACATAATGATAACAAATTTTTTGACTGATACCCCAGTCAGTTCGTAGTACATTGCAGCATAAGCACAGCACTGAACGAAATAATGATCGATCCAATCTCTTGGTTTCGGTTTCTTAGAAGTCTTAAAGTCGATGATTGCTAATTCACCATTATACTCGGCAATGCAATCAACAGTTCCTGCAATACCTAATTGCTTACTATATAGGGAACCTTCAAGAGAGTGAATATTATCAATATTCTTGAGAGTTGACTTCGCAATATTAAACAGAAACTCTGAGATTGGAAGAATATCTGTAGGAAGATCATGATTTTTCAGAAAATACTCAGTAAGAGTATGCATATCCGTACCACGACTTGTTGCAAGTTTTGTGATACGGTCTGCTTCCTCATCTCCAACTTTCTTCCTCCACTTCACAAAGATTTCTTTATTAAAATGACTTGTGATAGAAGTGATTGAAACTAGTTTGAGTAGTTCTTCATCATCAGGTACTTTATAATATCGAATACCATCTATAGTCTCCCGATCAAGTTTCGGGAGAGTCACATCAATATGATTGAACATTAAAATCCTTCTTCAATTTTAGCAATAAGATACTGACGAACTAATCCAGAACGGACAATATCATCGACACCAAACTCTATTATATCAAAAGAATCCATTTTACGCAAGACACTCATAAAATCAATAATTCCATTCTTCTCACTTGTTTTTACAAGGTCTGATTGAGTAGCATCTCCACAGAACATAATCTTACAATTTTCACCAACACGAGTAATAATAGAATCTAATTCGTGAAAATTAAGGTTGGCAAACTCATCTACAAGTACAATACAATTATCCAGAGTAACTCCACGAAGAAAAGAAGTAGACCAGAACTTAATCGTCTCTTGTGATTTAAGATTGCCATAGAGCATCTCAAACTCAACATCAGAAGGCATTTGGAACATATACTTCACCATATTCTTATAAGGAATCTGGTAGATGTCTGCCTTATCATCGTGAGAACCAGGAAGAAATCCAATTTCTCTTGTAGGAACTAATGACCTTACAATATAAACTTTTTCATAAGGAGTTCTTTCATCCAGCACTTCTTTTAGAGCATTATAAAGAGTGATGAAAGTCTTACCAGTACCTGCACATCCATAGGCAACAAGATGCTTACCTTCGGCATATGCATCAAAAAGTTTTCTTTGATTGTCTGTAAGGGGATCAATATCTAATAGATATTCACTCCCAAGTGCTTTCTTTCTTTTCATCTGACGAGTTGTAAGACCAACACCGATTGGTTGGTCATTCGTCGTTCTTTTTCTTCTTGCCATATTAGTTGTTTAGATTTTCTTTACTCTTGATCCAGGAGCCCTGCTTGATTTTTCAAGAACTTCGTTCCATCCAGGATTTTTTGCAACGAGTTTATCTTTCCACTCACCAATCTCTCCTGGACTTGCAGATCCTTGCGACCAATCTCTTTTCCATTCAGGATTGTCCTGATACCACTGTGTGACGTCATGAACACTCATTTCAAGCACTTTTGTCTCACCAGTTTCTTTATGAATAATCGGATAAATTGCCATTTTTTATAATAATGTGTACGATTATTTAGATTAAGGACTCAAACGTGCCTTATGAAGTCTCTTCTCTTCATAATATGCCCAAATACTTGGAGTCCATTTTTGGAGTTCGGGTGCAAAAGAATCGCATAATGCTTGAATCTCAAGTTGAGCATCAAGTTTAGAACGAAGATCCATAAAGTGAAGTACAGAACGAAGGTTGAATGAAACTACAAAGTTCTGACGAATTGCTTGTGCAAGATAATCACGAATATGCTCTTCACACATACCTTTATCATACTTCACGGCATAACGCTTACACCCCTCTACAATCCACTGTAGTTCATCTTGTCGATCTTCTCCTGTCCACTCATACTTCTTACCTTTACGGTTAGTATAGAACCCCACAGGTCGCACATAGAAGACTTCTTCAACATCCAGTTCTCCACTGGCAACTTTGACTACACGCTTACCGGTATAACGTTGAGATTGAACATCCCAAGTTGTTCCAATACGATGAGTTCTTGCCTGAACGATCACATTATGAACAAATCCAGCACAAGAAAATGTAATTTGTGGATGCTCCAAAGGCCCCCAATGTCCTCTTTCATTTGCCAAAAGTTGTTCTACAACCCACTCACCACATTTTTGATTGCTAGGAACTTCCACTTGATGAATTGGAACTTCAGAATAATCACCCTTACCTGCTTGCCAAATTACTTGTTCTGGGGTTGGGTAGCATTGAAGTTTTACTACCTCAAGATTCTTATCAAGTTCAAGTAGATCTTTTGATTTAATAGGTCTCATTTCTTTCCAAATCCTTTGTATTCTTTTGATGTGGTCTTTTCTAATTCTAGCACAGAAAGTTGTGCCTTCATAAATTGAAGTTCTTCACTGGAATACAAATAATCCTGCTTCAGTGCTTCCTTGATCAATTTAATTGCCTTTTTGTTCCTCATTCTAAATCCTCAAAAATTTCGTCGTAATCTAACTCTTTTGGTGTAATATCATCAAATTGATATGCCTGAACATCAGAATATAATTCTGCTTTCAGGGAATCTACAAGAAGTTCTAAATTACGGACAATTAGTTTTAGTTTGTCTTTGTCCATTGCATATAGTTCTCTGGGAGCATTCTACATAAAAAAAGGAGACCTGTCAAGGTCTCCAGTAAATCAACGCATTGCCATTGCAAGTTTTGCTTGATGTTTGCGTTGCTCTTTTTCTTTTTGTTGTTTGATTAAAATAAGTTGCCAATTGTTTTTCATAAGAGGTGCTCCTTTACTTTGTGGGTATTGGTGCGTTCCTTCGGTATTCCTACTTCCGTTTGCTATTCGCAAATAGCAAATGAACGTTCGATTATTTATGATTTTTATTCTGTAACAAATGATACAAAATTAAAAACCTTCGTGTGAGAAAATTTTGGGGAGATTTTTTCCCACTATTTTGGAAATCACTTCCGCTTTTTCTTTTCGGGTGCTTTGTATCCCCAGATTCTTGGATTTACTTTACCATAACCCCAGGCAATTTTCTGAACTGCTCCGTGACCGAACTTATCAAAATATAAATCAAAGATTTTTACTTTACTTCCACGGCAAAGATCCATATAAGTTTCATCCTTAACAATATAAGTTACGATATAGGCATCAAGGGGAAATGATGGATCCTTGAGTTGTTGTAGTGTTGCTTTTTCTAAAAGAATTTCACATCCATAACGGGAAGGAATATCTTTCTTTTCTTCTGCCGTCCATTCCACAGTTGTTTTTTCCTCTGCGACACTGCTGGTTTTACTCACGAACGACCACCCCAAGTAATAGATGGGTATGCCTGACTTACAATTTCTTTTGTAATCTTATATTTGGTATCAAGTTTCTTATCCTTTACAAGAATTAGAATTTCTGCTTCTAGTGGATGCAGTCCCTCTAGAATATTAATGAACATAGATTCTCTACGAATACTATTTATTGCGTCATTACCACCTTTAAGGAAGTGATAGAAGTGCTTAAACTCTCTACGAATTGTACTATGCCCCTTATTTGCATCTGCAGTATTACCGATAGAGAACGAACCAACTTCATGCATCTTACGAATTTCTTCAGTAAGTTTATCACTCATTGATCCATTAAAAGTTGTCTGATCCTTATAACCAGAATACGGTACAGGGCCATCTGGGAGCACAGAAATCACACTCTCATCAAAGTTCCAAATAAAGACTGCTCTGATTGATGGATGATCATACTTTTGTAGAAGTTCTACCTTCTTTGCATTGGTTTTTTGACGAGATACCAAGTCAAAAACCTCAAAGGCAAATGGATTAGTTGGTAAATTGTCAATTACAGGAGCAACTCTTTTGGTAGTGGTTGTCTTGGTTTTTGTTGTAGTTGTAGTCATAATTATTATCAGTTAAAAAAAAATTAATCTTCGTCGTCTTCTTCGTCAGAGTCAAAATAACCTTCCTCAAAACGAATTGCTAATACTTCGTCAGGAATTAGGTTTCCCTGATTATCAAACATTTCTGGATGAATTCTAGGAATCTCCCTATAACTCATCATATACTCCCTGGCAACCCATCCAGTTACAATTCCTACTATAAAGAACAGTATGATTAAAAAAGAACCTAATACTAAGCTAACTGCTAACATCTTTTTTTCTCCTTATAGGGATTGTTTTTTTCTTTATAGTCAAAGAAAATTCAAAATAGATAGTTACTTCTCGTCTTAAAAAGCAAAGTAATTTCTCAAAAATAATATGAAAGTCTTTCGGTTGCCTTCTTTTACCCCCACTAAGTATAAGTTCTACTCCACGATTCATACCGTGGTTCTCAGAGTTATTTATGTTCCTATTAGGCAATTTGCTTCTCTTTCAAAAACTTAACGGTATCAGTACACCCACCAAGTTTTTGATTATCACAAATAACCTGGGGGAATGTAGAACCTTCACCAAACTCCGAATAGAATTCTTCTTTGGTAAAATCTTCTCCCAAATTATACACCACAAAGTTATTTCCTGTCAACTCTAGAACTTGTTTAACTTTGTAACAGTAAGGGCAATCTTGTTTGGAATAAACGGCGAAGTTCATAATTTTGTAATATCTATAGTAATTTATATAAGAAAAAAGAGGAGATTTCTCTCCTCTTATTATACCACCAACTCACTTCTTCTCACCACAGAAGAAGGTCTTGGTCCCGAAGTCGCAGGGAATCATCAAGACTCCTATATTATAAGGGATTTTATGGTAGGTGTCAAGCCTCTGCAGGAACCTCTTCTGAAGTGACATCAACGGTTTGCTCTCCAGCAACTGGTTCGCAAACAGGAGTCGTGATTGTTGCTTCTATTTCATAATCTGGACCATGCTCTTCAATCAAAGCAGAGACCTCTTCGATTGTATGACCAGTATCGTTATTAGAATCTGCAGTTAAATGATACAGATGCATTAAAGGCAGTGTAAGTGTTGTAGTTTCGGTTGCCATTAACCTTTCCTCCATAATTCTTTTGAAAATTGTACCCAATCTTGTATGCGGGTTTCCCAACTGTAGTAATTATTTATGACCTCTACCTGACGAGTACTATCGAACTCACCATTTCGGTATTCCGTAATTGTTCTTTTCAGTTCTCTGGCAAATCTTTCAATATGCTTTTGACGATCAGGAATATAACCATAATGACGGGCAAATCCCATTCCAGTTTCTGGTAGAGCAGCAAGATTACTGGACAGTACAGAACATCCAGCAGCAAGTGCCTCAATCATACAAATACAAGAAGTCTCCTGAAAGTATGCAGGATATGCAAAGATATGAGTGTTCATTAACTGCTCACGAATCTTAGAGTTATTTGTTCTTGTATGACGAACAACTCTCTTATCAGCATTTGCAAGTGATAAGCAATAACGAAGAAACTGTTCCTCTTGTTCACAGACATGGGCATATTCATAACTCTGGAATCCTTCTGCATGTTGCTTCTTACGATTATCAGGATCAAGTTCATGGAAGATATGAAGATCAAAGTCTTCTTCGGGAAGAAGTTTAATCGATTCCAAAAGAACATCCAGACCACGAATAGGATTAGGATGGAACATCAATTGAAGTTTTCCTTCCGGTTTCTGATGCACTTCAAAAGGATGAGTTGCATTCTTCAAGACATAACACTTCTCCATCGGAAGACCAAACTTCTCACCAAATCTTTCGTACTGCCAATCAGAAACAAAGACATATGCCTTAAAGTGTTTCTGGAATTGTTTGTCCATCAGTTGTTCTAGGTTGGCTTCCAGATGATGTGGATGCAACCAAACAATATTTGAACTATCAGGTGCGATTACATTATCACCTGGAATCACACACCAATGCCAGTCTGCAAGGTCAGGAGCAGCAGGAAGAACTAGATCTTGCCATGCTCTTCCCATAATCTCAGTACCACCAGTTCCATCGGGATTTAGTGATGCTTCCAGAAGTGGGGGCATATTGTTGTGTAGATATTCAGGTTTTGTGTTTACAGTTTCAGTCATACTACCTCCTTTAAGAAGTTTTCCATCGGTGATTTTTTGAATATCTCAAGTCCTTGTTCTGCCTGTTCATCAAGTTTTTTTGCATCTCTTAGAAGTTCATAAGTCTTTCTTACAAAGTCTTCATAAGGTGCAGTATTTACAGTACCTTCCATATAATCGGGAAAGTCAGTTGTTACATTTCTTTCAGAGATTACAGGCACTTTATTCTGAATTAAATGTGATACACGAATGATCTCAAAGATTTCATTATCGTGATTGTGTAAATTGATGACTAACTTTGCTCTCTTAATGAGATCATCTCGTTCATCACCATAGGTGCTTTGAACTGCAACGAAGTTGACATTCTTATCTTCGGCAAACTGATTCATAATGTTCAGTCTTCTTTGACTTGGAGACATATAGGCAAGAATATCAATATCTCTTTCCTCTGGTTTGTTTCTTTCAAAGTATGAGATTTCTGGAACATATCCAATTTGAACATGCTTGATATTTTCTACACCTGCCTTTTGAAGTACATCAACATTTCGTTTTGAATAGTCCCATACTTCAAGACCACGATACTTACGACACCAACGCAGACATTCTGGTTGATCTCTCATCTGTTCCAAAGAATAAACAATCGTATCTTTTGGAATGTCGTGTCTCACAACGTCCACAGGAGTATGATGCATTCCAAATACAATATTTCGTGCATTCGGATTGAAGTCATTAATACTATTCGTTACTTCATGTCCCAATTTTTGAAGAGTAAAATAAACTGCTGCTTCAATTTCGTTAAAGACATTTGAATGAACATAGAACCCATTATCAGGCACTATACGGCACAAATTAAATCTCATAAATAAACTCTCCAAAGTTTTTCTTAATATCACTAATTAGATTTATATCCTTAGAAACAATACCCAAACCGTTCGAATGACGGAAGTTTGTTTTAGGTAGATTGATTTCCTTAAAGAATCGACTCACACCATAACCTGCTTTATCTACACAAGTATCGTGCATCAGAATGATACCATCTTCCTTTACAAACTTGATCCAAGTTTCAAAGTCATTCTTGACTGCTTCATAAGTATGATAACCATCAATATGAAGAATGTCAATTGGTTTGTTCCAGGTTTTTGCCACATCATCAAATAAACCTTTGATTAAGGTAATATTAGATAATTCAAGTTCTTTTTGTTTCTCAAGTACATATTCATAAGTATCACGAATACCTGCCTGATCATCACCCTCAAAACTATCCACACCATAGATATGACCTATTTCTGGAAGTGCAAAACAGAATGTTGAGTATCCATAATCCACACCAAGATCCACGATTGTTTCTGGTTTCTTGATACGAACCAACCAATCGGCAAACTGCCTATGATCTCTCCAGTTCATATTACTTCTTGTGCCAACCTCTGTAAGAGTATGAATCTTGTTAAATCGACGAACCTCTTCTTCACTCTTATGACTCTCATCATACATCTCTCTTGGATAGTAGATGAAGTATCTTTCCAGACCTTGATTATCATACTGATGATGACGACGATAATGAAAACAGAACTGCTTTGGAATACCAGTTGCCATCCAAAGTTCAAAACAATAACGATAGTTTTGTAGTTCTCTCATCATAGCTTCAACATCCATGTACTCTTCAATCTTGAGTGGATGTTTCAGTTTACGAATGTAATCATTTCGTGCCCACCAGAAGTTTCCGGCATAGTGCTGAACCACAAAGTCCAATTTAATGTCGTGCCTTTCAACCCAATCAACACCACAGCAATCATATCCTTCATCTAGTTTGGCAATACAATCTTCCCACTTTTCAATATTAAAGTACTGCATATAGTGCCTCCAATCTTTGATGGCACCAGGAATGTGGGTTGTATAAGAACTCATTCCTTTGTTATGGAAGTAGAAGGTATAACCATCATCTTCTAGAGCATGTTCATAAATCTTTGCAAGAGTCTGTCCTTCATAAAGATTTGGTTGCTCTCCTACGTTCCTGACATCGATAATGTTCACAAAAGGGAATCGTTCTTTAATATATCCAAGAACCATGTCATCATAAGAATGCCCAGTCTTAGAGTTGTGCAGTCCTAAAGGAAGAGTCACGCACATATTGACCGTTGCCTTATCAGCAAGACCACTAGATCTCAACAATCCCATTTGCTCATCAATCCACCAGATCCACATATTCTGTGTGTCGGGAATGAATAGATGATAGAAAATTGTAATTGTTTTCTTAATTTCTTTTTCGTTTTTATAATTGAGCATATCGTTCTCTTGGATAAAGTGCATGATAATGATCAACAGCACTATAATGAATTGATCTTACCTTTGGTTTGTTGGTTGCTAACCACACCTCATAACAGAATCGATGCCCACCTAGTTTTTCGGTGAGACTCTCATCATAATATAAAGTTCTGTCCAATACATTTGGAAGTGTTTTGATATAGTCGGTAGTTGCCCACCAGAAGTTTCCAGAAAAATGTGGATAGAACTCATGAGTCCAGTTCGTAGAAACTGCATCTACCTGATCATCTTCAATTTTCTGAACACAATCTTTCCACCTTTCAATTGACCAGTAGTTCATATAGTGTCTCCAGTCTTCTACAGGTGGAGAACCATATTGTAGCATACCTTTGGAGTGAATGTAAAGGACATATCCATCATTTGTTTTTGAATATGTCTGAAGTTCTTTAAGTGTTTGCCCTTCGAAGAGATTCTCCTGTTCACCTTTTCCAGACATTACTCTAGAAGATAAAATATTTACAAAAGGAAACTTCTGTTTAATAAAGATTTTGATTTCATTTACGGCAAAATCAGGTGCGGCAAAGCACATATTAACCGTTGCCGCATCTGCCAAACCACTTGACTTTACGAGTGATAGTTGCTCTGTCACAATCTTATCCCAGGCACTATTCATGGCACCTAGGTGATAAAATACTGCAAGTTTTTTCATACTACAATATTAGACTTAACGTGCCCCACGACTACAGTTGGATCAACAAAAACTTGATGACCATTTTGTGCGACTCTATCACACCAGTCCAGGTCTTCACCCAATGGAAGTTCATAAATGACTCCATCAACTTCCTGAACAACTTTGCCAAGACCATACCAAGGACGTTTGATACCTTCAAAGACTCCTTGCTTGACGCACATGAAACCAAGACCAACACCATAGACTGGAAATGAATCTCCGACTTGCTGAAGTAATGAGATCTCATCTCTAGTCATCGGACGATAATCATCTTTGTTTTGATGAATCATGGCATCGGCACCTTGTGCCTCAAAATAGACACCAGAAATAATATCCTGTTCTGAACTATAGAGTTTCAGAAAGTGCTCAGGATTCCAGACAATATCACTATCGATACAGAATAGTTTATCATAAGTGTATTGTCCTTTGCCTGGTTGAGAATTAAAGACTTCTAACTGACGACTACCAGTAATGGTTGCTTCTCTTGCATTCGTGACAATCGAAGCATACTCATTCTGATAGTGCCAGGTCAGTCCATTTGCCTGAAGAGCCTGAATGGTTCCTAGCAAAGACTTAACATACTCCGACACCATGTTACGACCTGGTGTCGTAATGACCACATTAAAGTGTGGTTTTTGATTATTTTGATATTTCATCATAGTACGATCATTTTTTCATGTCCAACTCTAACCTTTGGATTACACCAAATCTCAAAACCATATTCCCTAAAGTCCTCACACATCGCAACATCTTCTGAGCACATGTCCTCAAGAATAACTCCATCCTCACGAATGAGTTGAACTTTCTTTGGTGCAAACCAAGGATAAGGAATCTTCTCAAAGACACCTTTCTTCATCAGAACCCAACCAAATCCACAGTACTCAATCTTAAATGGTCCTGGTCGTCTTTGCATATCTTCAATTGTCTCAAAGTAATAAGAACCTTTGTTCATCAAAAGTTTCTTATCCATATCAACGACGACTGTGGACTGATTGGATGATGCAGTTCCATTTGATTGGACATACCAACCAGTCGAAATATCCTTATCCATCTCAAGAAGGTCTAAGACATTCTGTGTATTGAAAACAATATCACTATCGATCCACATAATATAATCATAATTAACCTGACCTCTCCAGGGAGTCAGCATCGTTCCGGCAAAGTTATCTGCCTGCAAACAATCAGTTCGGGCAAAGTTTACCATCGAACTATAGTGTTGAGAGATGTAAAAATTGATTCCGAGTTGGTTTAAATCAAAAACCAATCGAATGAATTGTGTGAGAAATGTACCTGAATATGAACGACCCGGAAGACAGAAGGCAATTGTTTTTCCTTTAAAATCATTCTTCGGTTGATTCGAATAATTTAGCATAAATGACAATCAGATAATAATGATTATAGCATATCTAGGCAAGTTTTACCACCAGGTAATTTTAACATATCCATCCCCACCATCTCCACCGACACCAAAGGTTTGATTTTCATCTGCATATGCACCACCACCTCCACCACCTCCACGATCCCCATTACCACCATCACCGGCAATTCCTATTGAAGTTATAGAAGATGAAGATAGGGTTCCAGAAACACCAGCTGCGGCATAACCAGCAGCACCATAGGTAATTGAATTCAAAAGGTTTGTTGTGGTGGATGTTCTTGATGTCCAGGTGATCGCATCCGTGGAGAGTCTGATTACACCACCAGCACCGACTGCATAATAGATGCTGTTCAAATAACTTAATCTAAAAATTGCAGAAGTACCAAAACCTGTTGTTCTTTGTTCCCAAATGATTGTATCTGTGGATGTTCTAAGCAATCCAGCATTACCACCGGCAAAGAATACTGTACCATAACTTACGGCATTAATGTTTGTTGTACCAAATCCTGTGGTTCTTAGTACCCAAGAAATCGTATCAGTCGAAGTGATAATAGTATTGGTCACACCGAAATAATCACTTGTTGCCGCAACATAATAATTACTATCATAAGTGAGTGCAGTAATGGACTGAACATTTGTCATAACCGTGGTTCTTAATGTCCAGGAAGCAGTATCTGCAGAAACGGCAAAGTATGCACCATTCACACCATAAGATGATAGAAGTGTCTGAGTCGATGCAGTTAGAGTTCCTGCTGCACCGGCAAGTAGGTAGTTATTATTACCATAGACTGAAGTAGAAATTGCCGTTGTACCAAATCCAGAAGTTCTTGCAGTCCATACAATACCATCAGTCGAAGTTCTACTGATTGCACTATTACCGGAAGCAACATATATTCCATCACCATAAACATAAATGATACTGTTGACATTTATCGTACCAAATCCAGTAGTTCTTGTTGTCCAGGCAATTGCATCTGTTGAAGTTCTTAATGTTGCAGCACCACCAGCAATATAGATTGTTCCATAAGTTAATGCAAGTATACTAGAAGTACCGAATCCAGTAGTTCTTGAAGTCCAGACAATTGAGTCCGTGGATGTTCCAAGCAATCCACCATTACCACCGGCAACAAAAAGAGTTCCGGCAGTAAAGGCATTAATTTGAGTTGCACCGAATCCTGATGTTCTTTCAGACCAGGTGATATTATCAGTAGAAGCAATCAAACTTCTAGCATTTCCAAGATAGTTGGTGCCTGTTGCAAGATTATAACTTAGTTGCGTGGTTGTAGAAGTTGTTATGGTTCCACCATAACCACCGGCAACAAGAATATTATTTGCAAAAAGTAATTGAGCACGAACGATTGATGTTCCAAAACCAGGGTTTCTTAAAGTCCAGGTGATTGCATCTGTTGAAATATTTAATCTTCCACCATCACCACCAATAACATAAAGATTATTTGCATAAAGTAAAGACCAAATGCTTCCCCCAGTAAATCCAGAAGTTCTTAATGTCCAGGTGATTGCATCTGTTGAAGTGCCTAAAGATGGACCACCACCAATACTAGCAGCAACATAAAGACCATTCCCATAAACTAAAGAATAAATGATTGTTGTACCAAATCCAGAAGTTCTTTGTGTCCAGGTGATTGCATCTGTTGAAGTGTTTAAGATTGCACTATCACCAGCAGCAACATAAAGATTATTTCCATAGACTACAGAAAAAATATATGAACTACCAAAACCAGAGCAAGTTCTTAATGTCCAGGTAAGTGAGTCTGTGGATGTTGACAGATTTCCAGACTGATTTCCAGTTACATACTGATTATTTGCATAAATGATTGACCACGTTTGCGTGGCAGGTGTGGTTCGGTATTGCCAGACAATTCCATCAGTTGAAGTATTTAAGAATCCACCATCACCACTTAGGAAATAAGTATTATTTGCATAAGTTGAAGTGATAAAATTATCAACCATACCATTAGAAGTTCTTTGAGTCCAGGTGATAGTATCTGTTGAAGTGACTATAGTTCCACCACCACCAGCAGCAACATAAAGACCATTCCCATAAGTTAGAGCATAAATGACTGATGAACCAAATCCAGAGGTTCTTTGAGTCCAAGTACTGAATGGAACTAAAGTACCACCATTTACAGCAGTAAGAGTTTGAATATTAAGTGCGGTACTTCTAACAGTCCAGGTGATTGTATCGGTTGAAGCATTCAAAGTAACACCAGTACCAAAAGAACCAAGAATACTTTGAGGGGTTGAAATCATTCTTCCCGTAATACCACTCATCACAAAAGTCTGATTGCCATAAACTGAAGCAGTAATTGCACTTGTACCAAATCCTGATGTTCTAAGTGTCCAAACAATAGCATCCGTTGAAACTAATTGAGTACCCGCAACACCACCAGAAGCATAAACATTATTATTATAAACTAGAGTGTTGATGACTGATACACCAAATCCAGAAGTCTGTAGTGCCCAGTTAATTGTATCAGTTGAAGTTGTTAAGAAAGGTTGACCGATATAGTTTGTACCGGCAGCAACATAAAGAGATTCACTTGTGGTTAATGTCGTAATCGTTTGAGTATTAAGTCCAGTACTTCTGAGTGTCCAGGTGATTGTATCAGTCGAAGAACTTAGATATGCACCATTACCAAAGGAAGAAAGAACAGTATCATTTGAAGTAGTCAGAGTTCCACTTGCACCACCGGCAAAATAAATGTTATTTCCAAAAGTCAGAGCATTAATTTGTGATGTACCAAATCCAGAAGTTCTGAGTATCCAGGTTATTGCATTTGTAGAAGTTGCCGATACACCATTTACACCAACTGCCGTAAAGACTGATTGCCCATAAGTTAATCCAAGAATATTGTTTGCACCAAATCCCGAAGTTCTTAATGTCCAGACAACTGAATCTGTAGAAGATGATACCAATCCACCATTACCACCGGCAAGATAAAGTGTTGCTCCATAAGAAATTGCACGAATATCTGTTGTACCAAGTCCAGAAGTTTGTACAATCCAACTGGTTGAATCACGAGAATATGTAATTGTTCCAGAGGCACCACCAATAAGATAGAGTCCATCAACAGTTGAATATAATCCGGCATAAATTGTTGATGTACCAAAACCAGAAGTTTGTGCAGTCCAGGTGATTGTATCGGTAGAAGATGTAAGTGTTCCTGCATCACCACCAGCAATATAGATTCCTAAATCACTTGAGTAGGTTGTTTCATAAATGATTGAAGTACCAAAACCAGAGGTTCTCAATTCCCAAGTAATTCTATCCGTTGAAGTGGTTAATGTTCCAGCAGCACCACCGGCAACAAAAGATGTTCCATAGGTCAAGGCATTAATTAAAGTCGTACCAAAACCAGAAGTTCTTAATATCCAGTTAATGGAATCAGTTGAAGTATTGATGATTCCAGCATCCCCACCGGCAATATAAAAATTATTTCCATAGGTCAAAGCATTAATTGAAGATGTACCAAAACCAGTAGTGGTTCTTGTAGTCCAAAGAGTTGAAAGTGTGGCACCGGCAGCAACATAAAGATTATTAGTATAACCAAAAGCATTAATTGCTAGTGTCGTTCCAGAGGTTCTTTGAGTCCAAACAATATTATTAGTAGAGACTTGTAGATTTCCATTTACCGCAGAAAGGTAATTGGTTCCTGTTAGGAATGAATAAGATCCACCAGAACCTAGTGTTGTAATTTTATCCAGATTAAGAAATCCAGTAGTTCTTAATGTCCAGTTAATCGCATCAGTCGAAGCACTTATTACTCCACCATCACCAAGATTAGCAAGTGTGGTTTGTGTTGTAGATGTTAATGTGCCAGCATCACCACCATTTAGATAAGTATTGTTTCCATAAACAAGTGCTCGTATTGTGGTGCCACCGAATCCTGATGTTCTCAAAGTCCAGGTGATTGCATCTGTAGAACTGATATTTGCACCAGCAACACCAGAAGCAACATAAACTCCACTATTATGGGCAAGACCAACGAAACTTTGAATTACACCAGCAGTTCTTAATGTCCAGGCAATTGCATCTGTTGAAGTTAAAATTGTTCCACTTACACCAGAGACAACATAAACACCAGCATAAAGAGATTGATATAATGCATTTGCGGTTCCTGATGTTCTTGCAGTCCAGGTAATTGCATCGGTAGAAGTTTGAATCACACCGGCATTACGTGTTAAAAGATAAGTCGGTGTCGGTAAACTAGAATAATTAAGTGACTGGATAGAATTAGTAACATCACCAGATGTTCTTATAGTCCAACGAATAGCATCAGTAGAAGTAAATACTGTTACCGAACTAGTAAAAACATAAGTGGATATTGGAGAATCACCATAAGCAATTGCCACAATACTAAGAGTTGTAGCAGTTCTTTGTGTCCAGGCAATAGTATCTGTAGAAGTTCTTAAAAGTCCAGAACCACCAGATAATACATAAGGTTCATTACCTGTAGTTGCAGAACCAGATTTTCCGGCAACATACAGAAGTCCATTACCACCAGAAGATTGACCAATAGTGGCTGCTGTTCCAGAAGTTCTAGAAGTCCAGGCAATACCATCTGTAGATACTACCAATCTTCCACCAGTACCAGCAGCAAGGAAGTTAGTACCATCATATATTGATGTATAAATTGCAGAAGTACCAAATCCAGAAGTTCTTTGATCCCAAATAATATTTGCACCACCAATAAGAATCTCACCATTAAAGAATGTTGCAGTATTAATTATAGATGGACTGGTTGATGTGGTTCTTGTAGTCCAGGCAATTGCATCTGTAGAAGTTCTGGTTGTAATATTACTGGCAGCAAGGTAAATATTATTTCCAAAGGCAAGTGTAGAAATTGTGGATGTACCGAATCCAGCAGTTCTGAGGAACCAAATTGTAGAAACAGAAGCACCTCCGGCAACGAACTCATTATTAAAGAATGTCATCGCACCAATTGCAGTCGTTCCGAATCCAGAGGTTCTAATTGCCCAGGAAATTGTATCGGTAGAAGCAGTTAAGAGTCCACCAGCACCGGCAGCAGCATAAAAATTATTACCAAATGCAAGTGTGGCAATTGCAGAAGTACCAAATCCTGATGTTCTTTGATTCCACATCGTGGTGATTGTTGCACCACCGGCAAGATAAAGACCGTTATTATATCCTAGTGCCGTGATTGGTTGGTTATTGGCAATACCAGGATTTCTTGATGTCCAGTTAATCGTATCCGTAGAGGCAATTATAAAACCTTCGTTTATATAATTAGTACCACCGGCAAGATAAAAAGTATTATCAGAGAATGTTGTAGTAATGGTTTGAGTATTGATTCCTGTGGTTCTAAGTGTCCAATTGATCGTATCAGTAGAGATACTAAAGTGAGCACCATTACCAAACGAAGAAACTTGTGCATCTAAAGCAGTAGCAATTGTTCCACCACTACCAGCAGCATAGAAAGATCCAGAATTATATAATAACTGGCCGATTGTGGATCCACCAAATCCAGAAGTCCTAGTGACCCAAGTAATTCCATCTGTTGATGTCGTAACTGTATTTGTTCCAGAATTAACTTGACCTCCAGCAACATATACACCATTACCATAACTCAAAGTATTAATAAAGACTGTACCAAATCCTGCTGTTCTTAATGTCCAGACAATTGTATTTGTTGAAGTGTTTAGAACTCCACCTTGCCCACCCGCAAGATAAAGATTATTTGCATAAAGTAAAGAGTTAATGTTGGAAGTACCAAATCCAGAAGAAGTTCTTGAAACCCAAGAAATTGAATCGGTCGAAACTCTAATTGTTCCACCAGCACCACTAGCAAGATAAGGATTTGGTTGCCCAGAAGCATAAATTAATCCGTTTCCAGCAGCAAAATTACCAATACCAGATGTACCAAATCCAGAAGTTCTTAAAGTCCATGCAATTGTATCTGTTGAAGTGTTTATAATTCCAGAAGTAGCACCAAGAAAATAATTAGTACCATCAAACATAAAAGTGTAAATAGAGGATGCACTAACTGCAGCACTTCTTAAAGTCCAGGTTATTGTATCCGTAGAAGCAATTAAAATTCCCAAAGTACCCCCGGCAAGATAGATTCCATTACCATATCCTAGTGAAAGAATACCTGATGTACCAAAACCTGAAATGGTTGTTCTTTGAGTCCAGGTGATTGAGTCTGTAGATGCTGACAGAGTTCCGGTTATTCCACCAGCAACATAAAGATTGTTGCCAAATGTAAATGCCTGGATAATGGTAGAACCAAATCCTGATGTTCTTTGAGTCCAAAGAGTTGATACTGCAACACCAGCAGCATAATAAGTCGTACCCTTATATCCAAGAGCATTAATTGTTTGAGTAGTACCAAAAGTTCTCAAATTCCAAGTTGATAGTCCAGATGAGAATGCTCCACCACCGGCACCACCACTACCGATGCTTCCAGTATAAGAACTTAGAATACTTGCTGCTCCATTTGTTCCGGCATTTGAACCACCAGTAACAGTATAACTATTTCCATAATAGTAAGAGGTAACACTACCACCACTATTCGTATTATAAGCACCACCGGCACCACCAGTCGGTTGATAAGGTACTGATGGTGATGTTGCATTAATTCCAGTTCCAAGTACAGAAAGACCGGCACCACCAGCAAGACCGGCAGTTGTATAGAATGGATTTACAGTAGATGCAGTTGCCGCACCTGCTGGACCTGCCGTGACTGCCGTATCAGAAGCACCAGTACCACCGGCAGCACTTAAGGTATAAGTAAGTGTCCCGTCAGTAATATGAGGTATTCCAGTCCAGGTTAAAGTTGTTGCGGAACCTGATGATGTACTGTTAACAACATTAAGATTACCAGTAGTGCCTACAAGATAAAGACCATTTAAGTATTCAGTTGTCCATGCAATACCATAATTCTGAACAAGTGCGGTTCTTTGTGTCCAAACTATCGTATCGGTAGAAGTCGCAACAAATCCAGTTGGTGCCGATGTAACTCCAATATTAATAGCAGCACCACCAGAAGCAACATAAACACCATTACCATAAGTTATAAACCATGTCGATGATTTACCAAACCCAGAAGTTCTATAAGTCCAGGTGATTGCATCTGTAGAAGTGGTTAGTACTCCAGCAGAACCACCGACAACATAAAGATTATTCGCAAACTTAATTGCTTTTACATCAGTATAACCAAATCCAGAAGTTCTTTGTGTCCAGGTGATTGCATCTGTTGAAGTGTTTAGAACTCCACCATTACCAACGGCAACAAAAGATGTTCCATAAGCAAAAGTATTAATAGTTGTTGTACCAAAACCAGAAGTTCTTTGTGTCCAGGTAATCGAATCCGTTGAAGTATTTAAGATTCCACTATCACCACCGACAACATAGGTATTGTTTGCATAAAATGAGGTATAAATGTTTGATGTACCAAAACCAGATGAAGTTCTTAAAGTCCAGGCAATTGCATCTGTTGAAGTTTGAATCAATCCAGAAAATCCACCAATTACAAAAATATTATTCCCATAAATGATAGACCTACTAACAGTAGTTGGTGCCGCAGAAGTTCTTAAAGTCCAAATAATTGTATCTGGAGAAGTATATATTGATACAGAAAAGGAAACATAAACACCATTACCATATGCTAATCCAAAAACAGTATTATTAGTGGCTCTTGGTCTCCATGTAATACCATCAGTACTTACAGATAATCCACGATTTCCTGCAAGACCACGAGTACCAGGTGTTACGGTAATCGTAGAAGCACCGGCAAGTTCTGGACGACGAATGATCCAAGAAGCATAGGCACCAGAACCTCCACCGGCAGCGGCACCTAATGTACCTGTTGGTCTTCCTGCTGATCCCGCACCACCTGCACCAATTGCCTCAATATAAAGAGTCGATGCACTTTGAGGAACATAAAAGGTTTGTGCAAATGGTTGTGTAAACTCCTGAGCACCTTTATAAGTTACTGCATTACTTGCCGATGAAGTTAATGGTTTCCAACTGGTTGAACTACTTGAATATGGTGATGTGAGTAAGGTTCCAGTACCACCACCAGAGATTACATAATTATCCGATGTCTTTGTGGAGTATAATAAAGATGAAGTATTCGAAGTTCTGAGTGTCCAGGTGATTGAATCCGTCGAACTAAGTACTGCACCAGTTAATGGACTTGTCGCAATATAAGTATTATTGATGTAATTGATCTTCATCTATTATACACCTTTCTGTTGGAAATTATAATTCAACGGACACATTTTAATTCTATTTAGATTGATTACAAAATGGTAATATACTAATATCCAGAAGTTCTCTGAGTCCAGGTAATTGTATCTGTTGAGACTGCAAAGGAACTACCTGTATCACTTGCAATATAAAGACTATCCTTACCAACAAAGGTAATATCATCCACAGAAGAAGTTCCAAATCCAGAAGTTCTTAAGTACCAAGTAACAGTATCAATTGAAGTAGCAATTGTTCCAGAATCACCAACAATAAAATAAGTTGCATTATAATATTTAACACCATTAATTATTGTTCCCATAGTAATTCCTGTTGCTCTTGTAGTCCAGATAATTGAATCCGTCGATGCCGCAATTATTCCAGGTCTTCTATCATAATCTGAGAACGATGCCAGATAATATTGACTTCCCAAAATAACATGATCTAATTGCTGTACGTTCACAGAAGAAGTTCTTAATCTCCAGGAAATTGCATCGGTGGAAACAATAATAGTGGCACCATCTCCACGATTCGTTAGAGAACTATAAGTTCCGGTAGCAACATAACCAAATGATGAAACCTGAACATAAGTATCATTATTATAAGCAATACCATTAATTATATCAGTAATACCAGAGGTTCTGGCAATCCAGATTACACCATCAGTTGAAGCAGAGTTACCACCACCACCAGAAGTTACATAAAGATTATTGGCATATAATACATTTCGAGTACCACCCGTAGCAACAGTTCTTAAAGTCCAGGTGATTGAATCTGTGGATGTTTGAATAATTCCAGCACCAGATGGAGAAATGTGTCCAGCAACATAAAGATTTGTACCATTATAAGTTATACCATTAATTGGATATCCTGGTTGCCTATAAGCAGATGTTCTTAATACCCAAGAAACGGCATTTGTGGAAACTGCAATTGATGTATTGCCATCAAAATCACTAAATCCACCGACAAACTTCAGACCATCATAGAAAAAGGTATTTGCATCTTGAACATTTGATACTGTGGTTCTAACAAACCAGTTAATGGTGTCTGTAGATGCCGATAAGAATGCACCATTACCTGGATTAGTGAGTGATGCATAGGTTGCCGTACCCAGAATACCAAGCTCTCCAGAAAAAATAAATTGATTATTTGCATAACTTAAAGTAAAAATATTTCGGGTTACTCCAGAAGTTCTAAGAGACCAAGTAATTGTGTCTGTTGAGATTGCTGTGCCACCTGTAGATGCACTAACAACATAAAGTCCATTATCATAAGCAAATGAATAGATAGTTGTTGAACCAAATCCAGAAGTTCTTAGTGTCCAGGTGATTGCATCTGTTGAAGTGTTTAAAGTTCCACCACCGGCACCACCAAGAATATAAGTACCGTTCTGATACAACATTCCATAGATTGTTGCACCAGTACCTGATATGCCAGCAGTTCTTAACGTCCAGGTGATAGTATCTGTCGATGTTATAATAGGTGGAATTTCACCAGATCTCCCACCACCACCAGCAACATAAAGACCATTACCATAGATTAATCCTCGACTATCTCCAGTATTAGTAAGTCCGGTTGTTCTTAGTGACCAGAAAATTGCATTTGTCGAAACTGAAATTACACAATCATTTGCAACACCAAGAGATTCTCCAGAAACACCAGAACCAACATAAAGACCATTAACATAGATTAGTGCTCGATAAAATGCGGTTGTTCCAGAAGTTCTTTGTGTCCAGGCAATTGCATTTGTTGAAGACGTAATGGTTCCACCCCGACCATTCAAAACATAAGTACCGGCATTATAAACAAACCCATGTATTGCACTCGTACCAAATCCAGAAGTTCTAGCAGTCCAGGTGATTGTATCCGTAGAAGCAATTAAGAGTCCACTATTGCCACCAGTAACGTAAAAACCATTCTGATAAATTACTGTTCCCATTCCACCAAATCCAGAAGTTCTTAAAGTCCAGGCAACAGTAGGATTCAAACCACCAATCAAATAAAATCCACCACCAAAATAAACAGTATTTACAGTCTTACCATAAGACCTAGAAGTTCTTAAAATCCAGGTGATATTATCAGTCGAAGCAGAAGTCACACCAGGAATTGAGAAATAATCAGTTCCGGAAGCAACATAATAAGAACTCGAAGCAGTTAGTTTATCAACCTGAACCATTCCTGATGATGTGGTTCTTGTAGTCCAGGAGACTGCATCAGTAGAAACATTCAGTCTTGCACCATTACCTAAGGTTGTTAAGATACTTGCAGATGCTGATTGAAGTCTTCCTGTGGTTCCAGAAGTTATGAAAGTATTATTACCGGCAGCAGCACGATGCATTAAAGTAACAGATTGACTTATAGTAGATGTTCTTGATATCCAAATGATTCCATCAGTTGATGTTCTTGTAGAACCTCCAGCAGTAGCAAGCACAAAAATATTATTTGCATATACTAAATCTCTAGATATTGATGTTCCTAGTGACCCAGTTCTTAATGTCCAAGTGATTGTATCTGTGGAAGTTTGTATAATGCCATTATTATCACTCGAAACAGTAACATAAAGATTTGAACCATTTGTACTAAGAACTGCAGTATAATTTGATGCTGCAGCAGTTCTTGCAGTCCAGTTAATCGTATCTGTGGAAACTGCAAGTGTTGTATTGGAATTATAATTACTCAGAGCAGCAAGATAAAGTGAAGAACTGGAAGTGATCGCATCTACTTGCTGAACATTCGGTATTGAAGTTCTTATGTCCCAGGTGATATTATCAGTAGAGGTTGATAGAAGTGCTCCGTTTCCTAGATTTGTGAGTTGTGAGTATGTTGCCGTGGTTAGAGTTCCATTATCACCACCAGCAACATAAGTATTATTGCCAAAGGTTAATCCAATTATACGAGTTGAACCAAATCCAGAAGTTCTTTGTGTCCAAGTGATAGTATCTGTTGAAATGATTAATGTTCCACTATTACCTGAAGCAACATAAAGATTATTTCCATAAAGAAACTCATATAAATTAACTGCAGTTCCAGAAGTTCTAAAAGTCCAGGCAATTGTATCTGTTGAAGTGGTTATAAGTCCACCATTACCACCGGCAACATAAGTATTGTTTCCATAAACTAATGATTGAATTGCATTCGTACCAAATCCAGAAGTTCTAAATGTCCAAGTGATTGCATCTGAGGATGTTGCTAAGGTTCCAACAACACCACCAGCAACATAAAAATTATTACCAAATGTAAGTGTTTGAATATTAGTATTGCCAAATCCTGAAGTTCTATAAGTCCAAGTGATTGCATCTGTTGAAGTGGTTATAGTTCCACCCGTACCACCAGCAACATAAAGGTTATTTGCATAAGTAATTTCAAATATACTACTTGTACCAAATCCAGAAGTTCTCTGCTCCCAAGTAATAGTATCTGTTGAAGTCGATAATACATTTGCACCAAATGCATTAGCAACATAAAGATTATTTCCATATGTTATTGCAAAAATTTCAGTTGTACCAAATCCAGAAGTTCTCAAAATCCAACTGATTGAATCAGTCGAAGTACTTATGAGACCATTTCTTCCATTAATTGTATAAAAATTATTTGCAAAAAGGATATTACTTATTTGTTCTGCAGTTCCAGAAGTTCTTAAAGTCCAACTTACAACAAGACTTAAACCACCAACCAAATATCTACTATCATCGGCATAAAGTGAAGTAATCGCATTTCCACTCACACCAGCAGTTCTTAAAGTCCAAATGATATTATTTGTAGATACAGAAATAATACCTCCCACACCAGCATAAGTACAATTTGATGCAAGATAATATGAGGAATTAGAAGCAAAATAATCGACTTGTGCAATACCTGATGTTGTGGTTCTTGTAGTCCAGGATACTGCATCGGTAGAAGCAGTTAGAAGAGCACCATTATCAAGAAGTCCTGATGCCGTGGTTAAAGTTCCACCACTACCACCAGCAACATAAAGATTGTTTACATAACGTAACATACTAATAAGTGATGTACCAAATCCAGAAGTTCTATAAGTCCAGGTGATTGCATCTGTTGAAGTGGTTAATCTTCCATTATCACCACCAGCAACATAAGTATTGTTTGCATAAAGTAAAGATAGAATATGTGTAGAACCAAATCCAGAAGTTCTTAAAGTCCAGGCAATTGTATCTGTTGAAGTGTTTAGAGTTCCACCAGTACCACCTACAATATAAGTATTGTTTGCATAAAGTACGGAACGAATCTGTGATGCACCAAATCCAGAAGTTCTTTGAGTCCAAGTGATTGAATCAGTTGAAGTGTTTAGAACTCCACTAAACCCACCAGCAACATAAAGATTATTTGCATAAATTAAAGGAATAATAACTGTTGCACCAAATCCAGAAGTTCTTAGTGTCCAGGCAATTGAGTCTGTCGAAACTGATATTCCACCATCACCTGCAATATAATAATTACTGTTTGCATAAATTAATGATGCAATAGTTACCGAAACACCAGAAGTTCTTAGTGTCCAGGCAATTGAGTCTGTTGAAGTGTTTAGAGTTCCACCAGCACCAGCAGTAACATAAAAATTATTTTCAAAAATAATTGCTCTTATGGTACTTACACCAAATCCAGAAGTTCTTTGAGTCCAATTATTCAAAGAATCATAAAGACCACCAGCAAGAAAATATCCCTGACCAAAGACTACATCATTAATATCAACACTACCAAACCCAGAAGTTCTTAATGTCCAGGTAATTGTATCAGTATATCCACCGGCAACAAAGTATCCATTTCCATAGGTTACGTCATTAACTGTAGTAGTTCCAAATCCTGAAGTTCTTAAAGTCCAACTTAAACTTCTATCCGTGTCACCACCGGCAAGGTAAATATTATTCCCATAAACAACATCATACAATATCGCATTTGAAGCAGACGTTCTTAAAGTCCAAGATACTGCATCCGTAGAAGTATTTAATATTCCTGTACTACTTCCTCCAACGGCAACATAAAGATTATTGGAATAAAGGAGTCCGTTAATATTATCTGTACCAAAACCAGCAGTTCTTAAAATCCAGACAACTCCTGGAGATGGATCAACTTGCAAAAAGGTATTAGCAGCTGCCGTTGTAACTGATGCAAATGAGGCATTATCTACATACTCTTTGTTTACAACATCAGTAGAATTGGATACTACACTTACATCAATAACCTTATTACTGTCTAATGTTGCCATTTACTTCGAGTCTCCGTAATGATATTTATTGATCATCTACCACCAAGTAATTTTCACATAACCATCACCACCATTACCACCATTACCAAAAGTACTTCCAATCGAAGCACCACCACCTCCACCACCACCTCTGATACCATTACCACCAGTTGCGGCAATTGATACACTTGCTCCTGCACCACCACCACCAAAACCATAAGGAAGTCCAGTAATTGCAGTTGCACTACTTCCATTTGTTCCTAATGATGACCCACCAGATACTGATGTCGTATTTCCATAAAAATTAATTGTTCCACCGGCACCACCAGATGTTGTTGTGATTCCTGCACCAGATCCACCACCGGTTGCCTGATATTGATTGGAAGATGTAAGTGCAGTATATCCAATACCACCTGTATTATTTGCACCCGAGAGTCCGATGGTAGTGTAATAATAATTGGTGATTGCAGTTTGTGCGATACCTGGTGTTTGTCCAGGACTACCAGATGCAGTTAAATTATAAGTTCCTCCGGGGCCAGTCCAGGATACCGTGGTTCCGGCACCTGCAGAACCTCTAGCAGCATCCGTACTTCCACCAGAACCACCAACCCCAGGATTGACTGTAAGATTCGAACTTACAATATTTTTCGGAATGTACCAGGAAGTATAAGAACCAGAACCACCACCGACTCCTCCTGTCTGATAATATGAGACTGCTAGAGTTCCACTAGCACCCCCGGCAACATAAATGTTATTAGCATATGTTATAGAAGTAACAGATGATGTACCAAATCCAGAAGTTCTTAATGTCCAGGCAATTGCATTTGTTGAAGTGTTTAGAACTCCAGAAATACCACCAGCAACATAAAAATTATTTGCATAGACAAGAATATTGATAGTTGTTGCACCAAATCCAGAAGTTCTTTGTGTCCAACGGATTGAGTCTGTTGAAGTTGCTAAAGTTCCAGAAGCACCACCGGCAACATAAGTATTGTTTGCATAAATTAAAGAAGTAATCTGTGAATTACCAGATCCAGTAGTTCTTTGTGTCCAGAAGATAGCATTTGTAGAAGTGGTTAGAACTCCACCAGTACCACCAGCAACATAAGTATTGTTTGCATAAAGTACGGAAATAATAGATGTTGCACCGAATCCAGAAGTTCTTTGTGTCCAACGGATTGAGTCTGTTGAAGTTGCTAAAGTTCCAGAAGCACCACCGGCAACATAAGTATTGTTTCCATAATGTAATATTTGAATGCTAGTTGATCCAAATCCAGAAGTTCTTTGAGTCCAAGTGATTGCATCTGTTGAAGTGGTTAGTGTCGCAGCAATACCATTAGCATAATAATTATTGTTTAAATAAGTTAAGAAAAGAATCTGTGATGTACCAAATCCAGAAGTTCTAAAAGTCCAGGCAACCGAATCTGTAGAAGTGATTAATATTCCATTATTACCACCGGCAACATAAGTATTGTTTCCATAAACTAATGATTGAATTGCATTCGTACCAAATCCAGAAGTTCTAAATGTCCAAGTAACTGCTGCTTGTTCCGTGGTTTGTCCTGCACTTCCACCACCACCAGCACCGATTGCCTCAATATACAACATATTTGCCTGATTTGGAACCGTAAAGGTTTGTGCTCCGGTTGATGTAAACTCCTGATAATTGGTAACATAATCCCAGGATGTTGTCGTCCCATCAGTTGTGGTTAAAAACTTTCCGGCATTACCAGTCTGTGATGGTAATGTTTGATTCAGTTTTAAATCTACATATGCCTTATTTGGAACATCAGTCGGTTGTGTAAATGATGTGATTCCTTGAATTGAACTAGAAGTAATTGTAATCATTTGTTTTCCTCCTTACCACCAACTGATACGAACATAACCATCACCACCAGTACCACCGGCACCAACAGTACCGGTAGTGGATTCAAATGCACCACCACCACCTCCACCACCCTTGACTCCATAACCACCATAACCCGCAACTGCCGAGTCTGGTGAATTAAATAAACTACCCAGATTACCGGCAGCAAAATAATTCATGTTATTATATAAAATTGAAAAAATTGAACTAGAAACCGTTCTTGCTGTCCATACAATTGAATCTGTTGATGTTGATAGTCTTGGAAAAAAACCACCGGCAAGATATAAATTATTTCCATAAGTTACAGTTCTTATACTATTTGTATAACCAGAAGTTCTTAAAGTCCAGGTGATTGCATCTGTTGAAGTGTTTAGAACTCCATTACCAACACCAAGAAAATAGATATTGTTTGCATAAATTGTAGTAATAATTGGTAAAGAAGGAGTTCCAGAAGTTCTTAGAGTCCAGGTGATTGTATCTGTTGAAGTTGCTAAAGTTCCAGAATCACCACCAGCAACATAGGCATTCGTTTTTCCTGGTGCATAATTCAAAGATAAAATGTTTATTGTACCAAAACCAGAAGTTCTATAAGTCCAGGTGATTGCATCTGTTGAAGTGGTCAATACTCCACCATAACCAGCAGCATAATACTTATTATTTGCATTTATAATTGTATGAATATTAGAAGTACCAAACCCAGAAGTTCTTTGAGTCCAAGTAATTGTATCTGTTGAAGTGGTCAATACTCCACCATCACTAGCATCTGTAGTTCCACCTCCACCGGCAACATAAGTATTGTTTGCATAAGTAACTGCAAGTATACTAGTTGTACCAAATCCAGAAGTTCTATAAGTCCAGGTGATTGCATCTGTTGAAGTGGTTAAACAACCACCCTCACCAACAGAAACATAAGTACTGTTTCCAAAAATAATTGCTCTTATGGTACTTGTACCAAACCCAGAAGTTCTTGTTGCCCATATGACTCCACCAGAACTTTGTGCTCCTCCACCACCTCCACCACCTCCATAAGAAAGTCCTACACGGAACTTGGGATTTGTACCATAAACACCATTAGGAGTATTTGTTGCAGTATTTCCATAAAAACTAATCGTTCCATTAGAACCACCAAAACTTCCTCCTCCTTCACTTACTCCTCCCCCACCACCACCAGTTGTTTGAAAAGATAATGTTGCACCTATTGCATTAGCACCGGCAACAGTTTCAAAAACACTTCCAGTACCACCGACAGTTCCTGCAGTTGCCTGAAGATAATTTGTGGTTGCTGCAGGTATTGTTCCACCAGCACCACCATTAGGAATTACAATATTAGTTCCAGGACTTCCACCATTTGCCGATAGAGTATAAGTTCCTGATGGGCCAGTCCAGGATACTGTGGTTGCTGCTCCTACTGTATTTGAAGTTCCACCAGAACCAACATTTACAGTAAGTGTTGACCCAGTAATATATGCCTTTGAAATCTTCCAGGATGCTGATGCTCCTCCACCTCCTCCACCACCTGAGAATCCTGATACTGTTGTTGGTGAGATTGTTAGAGTTCCACCAGCACCAGCAGCAAGATAAGTATTATTCTGATAAAAAACTGTAAATATACTACTTGTACCAAATCCAGAAGTTCTTTGAGTCCAGACAATCGTATCTGTTGAAGTTGCTAATAATCCACCATCACTAGAAGCAAGGTAAGTATTATTTCCAAAAGTTATGTCAGTTATACGACTTGAACCGAATCCAGAAAATCTTTGAATCCAGGTAATCGTATCCGTTGAAGTGGTTAGAGTTCCACCATTACCACAAGCAACATAAAGATTGTTTACATAACGTAACATACTAATAAGTGATGTACCAAATCCAGAAGTTCTATAAGTCCAGGTGATTGCATCTGTTGAAGTGGTCAAAGTTCCAATATTGCCACCAGCAAAATAAGTATTGTTTGCATAAAGTAGTGGGGTAAGAGTTGTTGTACCAAATCCAGAAGTTCTTTGAGTCCAGGCAATTGTATCTGTTGAAGTGGTTATAAGTCCACCATTACCACCGGCAACATAAAGATTATTTCCATAAGCAAGTGCTGTTAAACTAGTTGTACCAAATCCAGAAGTTCTTTGTGTCCAGGAAATTGTATCTGTTGAAGTTGCTAATAATCCACCATCACCGCAGGCAACATAAAGATCATTTGAGTAGATAATTGAAGCTGATCTAGTTGAACCAAATCCAGAAGTTCTTTGAACCCAAGTGATTGAATCTGTTGAACTATACATAACTCCAACAGTACCGACAGAAGTATAAAAACTGTTTGCATAAACAATTGAAATGATTTGGTTTCCAGATCCAGAAGTTCTTTGAGTCCATAAAGTTCCTGGTTGATAAGAAACTCCACTATTATTTCCAGATGCTCCTCCACCACCGGCACCCGTTGCTTCAATTAAAAACTCTTTTGCCTGATTCGGTACAGTAAAGGTATAATTTCCTGCTGCTGTGTATTCTTGTACTCCATCAATTGGTTGCCAAGAAGTATTACTACCATCAGTAAATAAGAACTGATTAGTTTTTCCCGATACAGAAGGTAATGAACTCGGTAGATTATCAACATATTGCTTAATGACAGCATCAGTCGAACTGATTGATGTAGTAATTCCTGTGATACTAGTTAAACCTACCTGTACTGGCATATCAAATATCTCCTACCTTTCTTTCCAGTTCTTCTATTCTTTGATTCTGTTCTTTAATTGCTTCAATCAAAAGTCCAATAAGATTTGCATAAGCAACTGATTTTGTTTCATAATCTGGATACTCACCTTTTGGATATACAACTTCCGGAATTACTTCTTCAACTTCCTGAGCAATTACACCAATCTGATGCTCCCCATTATCTATACGATCATATTCAACACCACGAAGTGATAAGACTTTACTCAGAGCATTGTCAATTGTTCTTACATTTTCTTTGAGTTTTATATCAGAGTTTGCGGTTACTGTTCCTGATGCAAGAATATTTCCAACGACATGTAATGATTGTGTCGGTGCCGAGATTCCTACACCCAAAGAACCAGAAATATAAGCACCACCAGTAACTTGAAGTCTTTGTAGTGCTATTCCTGTCGAAGTTCCACTTCCAATTAATACTGGGCCATTTGTAATGGTTGAAATACCAGCAATTTGAATATTAGTTATATTGGAATTAGTACTAGTCAATACTGTAATCGTACCAACACCGGCATTAACTTGCCCACTAAAAGTTGTTGCGGTAATAACACCAACAAACTTGGCATTACCAATTACATCAACTTTTACTTGTGGACTTGCACTACCTATACCCAGGTTTCCAGTCGAAGGAACAAAGGACAGAAAAGTATTAATTCCAATTGCAGTTGTAGAAGCACTAGAAACAAATGCAAGATACTGTGAAGTGCTTGATGTTGATGTGGAAATTGAAAAAGTACCAGCCAACCCAATAAGAGAATCTGCTGAAATATTTGTGAGTCCAGATCCATTACCATAATAAAAGACTGTGGATACACCAGGACTTGGTGATGTTATAATTCCAGATGAAATCTTAACAGATCCTAATGTACTGATTCCGGTTGCAACAATATTAGGAACATAAAGTAGATTATCATAAACTGTAAATCCAACACCAACGGTCAGACGACTTCCACTAATAACTGTTGATGTATTACCAATTGAAAGAGCATAATTACTTACCCAGGCATCAGTACCCATTCCAGAATAGGCACCTGCCCTAATCCACATAAATTGCTTATATGTGAATGGAAAACTATTGATACCTACTTGTATTGGAAAATTGATTAATGGGTTTCCTACAGTACTCGCAACCGCAATACCACCATGAGTTGCCGTAAGATCTGTGGAAATCTCATTTTCAGTTAAATCAGTAGTAACTCCAAGAACAATATCTCTGTCTCTAATTTGTAACGTAGTTGCACTTAAGGTTGTAGAAGTACCTCCAATACTAACAGTTCCAGTAACATTTAGATTTCCATTAATACTCAGTCCATTTGATTGAGTAATTACGCTTCCAGGAGCAACTCCCGTTAAGTATTGCGCATCATTCGAAACTGTAATTGTTGAAATATTACCACTAACAGTAGCAGAAATATTTGATCCAACAAAGTTTAATATGGAAACACTTCCTGCTGCTCCAATAATGGAACCCTCATCAGAAATAGTAATTCCATTAAAAGCACCTGATACAGCATTTATCGATGCCCAATAAGGATCTTGTCCACCACCACCAGTAACTAAAACATTACCAGATGATCCCGGAGATAACAATGCTGTTGCATTAGTTCCGGATTGAAATGGAATAGATCCTCTTGTCCCACCATTAATATTTGCTGCACTTATTGCACTTGTTGCAGTTCCAGTAAATGATAATGCACTAACTATACCAGTAAATAACCCATTACCAACAACATGTAATGGTACGATTGGGTTAGTGATTCCTATACCAGTATTAGCTTTTAAAAGTGCCATCTTTTCTTCTTATATAAATCTATTTATTGGTTATAATTTAGGCATCACCCGTAAACATAAATCCAACATAATTAGTAGTTTCAACTTTAGATCCTGCCCAATATAAAATGGCACTTGAATCAGTATTATTATAATTTCCAAACCCATAACCATTTGCTGTTCTATAATCAGGACCATCGTTACCATCCACCTTTCCACCAATAGCATATGCCCACATTCCATCATCAAAAGAAAAGTTTGATTCTGTATAATATCCGGTTATTTCACTAGGAGTTTGGTTATTACTAAATCCCCATCCGGCATTTCCAGTTGTGTCTGATGCCACAACATTTCCAGATGGATCAATAACAACTTGATAGATTCTCATATAATCTAATGGGTTTAATGGTACATCAAAAATATTTTTAGTAAAAATTACATCTTTACCATTAGTCAGTACATTATTTGAAATATTAATTGTGTCATTGGTAAAAATCCATAACATAATCCCACGAAATCCATTTGTGGTTCCATCATATATTGCTGCTGCCATCCACCTTTTACCATCAATTTCTGGATATCCATAATTTGCCCCATTCTCCATATACACTATTTCCTTTCCGGTAGAAAGTCCATAAAATATCGAAGTATTATATGCAAATCCAGGAGTAGTAAATGTATATTTTCCGGTAGGACTACCAAATCCAGGAAGTTGTTCAGAATTAAAATCGTTTGTTGCTACGGCAAAAACATTAAAGGATGGATGTGAAGACTGAATCACACTTTGGACATTTTTAAAATCAGTGCTAGTAACTGATGTAATTGTTTTTAAAGTGGAAGATGCTGACACTAAACCACCAAATATATCTGTGGAAAATGACAATAATCTTTCATCAAAATAATTATATGCTAAGATTTTTTTATCATTCTTAATTCTCAAACGAACATTAAATTGCAAGTCTGAAGATGTATTTTCATCGAATTGTGATGCATACATTACCCCATCAGTAGTAATACCAGCATTTCGAGTTGGATCGGAAAGTTCATCAATTACAGTATAAACCTGCATCACTCCGTTAGAATTAAGTCTTCCTACGATTGCCATTATACAAATATAAAGTCAAGTGAGTTTAGAGAAATATTGTATTGCATATAAAAACGATTTGAAGCACCCGCAGATTGAATACCAATTGTTCCAATTACGTCCAGATTTTCTCTGGGTGTTCCGGTTCCTATTCCAAGTTTATTAGTAGAAGGAATGAACGACAATTTAGTTGTAGAAATACCAAGACTTGAGACTCCAATATTACCTGCCAGAGTAGGATATATTATAGAAGAAACTGGGTCTTGAGGTGTAATTGTAAGTTGCGCACCAACTCCAGTTAAATTAGAACCATCACCATAATAAGTAACAACACCAGAAGTGGCAGTAACAATACCAGAAGATATTTGTACCGTTCCAAATGTAGAAACACCAGATACACTTAAAGAAGTTACAGAAGCAATCCCACCGATAACATTTGTTGATACTCCTGCTACTGTGGCATAAGTTGCTATGCCTGCTCTATCAGCATAGATTGCATTAGTGGCAAGGGTTGCTATGCCTGCAACATTCGCGTAATCAGCAGAGCTTGCTATACCCGATGCATTCGCATAAGTGGCAAGAGTTGCTATGCCCGATGCATTCGCATAAGTGGCAAGAGTTGCTATGCCTGCAACATTCGCATAATCTACTATTCCAGTAATAGCAGATGCCTGAATATTAGTTAGATTGAAACCATCACCATAATAAGTAACAACACCAGAAGTGGCAGTAACAATACCAGAAGATATTTGTACCGTTCCAAGTGTAGAGATACCAGATACTGATAATGATATTACTGATGTAGTATCACCTATAAACTGTGATGCAGATACAATCCCAGTTACTCTTGCATCTCCTTGCAAATGTAAATTATAAGTACCTAAATCAGTCGTTCCTATTCCAACTCGCCCAGATATATAAGCATCCTGCGGAGTTGATGCTGCACCAACTTGAAGTCTTATGTTAGTTCTACCTTCTGTACTTAAAGGATTTCCAGTTCCAACAAATACTCTACCACCATTTGGTGCAAGATAAGTATTGCCCGTATTAAGATTAATAACTATTCCATTTACTTCTCCCCCAGCACCTTGAGTTGTAGCAAATCCAACTGGTTGTCTCTTAACAACGAAAACATTAGAATCTGCCCAACCACCACTATTTCTCGTATCAATTCTAAAAATACCACCAGGAAAATTAGTATCCCTAATAGATTCTAATTGCATCACATTAACACCATAAGATAATAGTCTGCCATTTACTTCTGTAAATAATGCTGACCTATATGATGTTAATCCACCCTGACTAATACCACTTTGTGATGGAATAAATGCTAGTCCATTATCAGTAGTTTGATTAATATCGGTAACATCACCAAATCTTACAAATCCATCACCAGTCCAAACGTCAAGTGGTGCTCTTGGATTTGTTGTACCAATTCCAAGGTAATTTAATCCTGGATTAAATACAATCGAATTACTAGATACGACAATAGTAGAGATTGTACCGGAAGATACTGGAGATAATAATGGATAATAAAAATTATTGTCATCAATATCTGATATTATATTTGGTGCCGCATTCAAATTTGTTAATGAAGCTCCAGATCCCACAAATGCAGTTGCAGTTACAATTCCAGTAAAATATGCATTAGATGCAGTAATAAATCCTAGTGTAGAAATGCCAGTAACTTGGAGTTGAGTTACTGATGCAATTCCACCGATGACATTTGTTGCTATGCCTGCTCTATCAGAATAAGTAGCAACTCCAACACCAGCAGGATTAACCCACAAAGTTCCAGTTGTTGTAGATTGAAGTACTTGACCTAAGTTTCCCGGAAGATTAGTACTGTCATAAATTGCACCAGCAATCCTGGCATTTCCTTGAACATGTAAGGATTGGGATGGATTTATGGTTCCAATTCCAACTGAACTGGAAATATAGGCACCACCAGTCACTTCCAATACTGTCAGATTCTCAGTATAAGAAGTAATACCTACCCTTAGATTTCTTTGGCGATTGCTGGTGTATTTTGGCATTTTAGTTGAGTGTCTCTAGGATACTTCCGATAAACTTAATATTAGAACTGTTGCTTGCAGATAAAACAAGAGCATCACCAGATTCCAAAGTTAGTTTTCCCTGAAATAAAGAGGTTGAATCATTTCCCTGAAGTGGAAAATCCTTTAAAATCTCAGTCGTAACTGCAATACCCAAAGTGGTTCTTTGATGAGAGAGTGAAATTGTATGAGTATTTGAACTAACATTTGCACATTGTGCCAAAAGGACAACACCACTATATCCAACGGGTGCTGTATAAATCCCAACTGGACTTGTTGATGCTATTTTTGTAACTGTTTTAAATACATTTAATGGTAATGCCATTTTTTATTCTCCTCCTAGTGCTAGAATGAATGGTGTTACGGTCGAGAACAAACTCTTAGAATAGAATGATCCAGAAATAGTTCCTGTTTGCTGATTCACCACAACACCATCACCAATTCTGAAGTTGCCAGATTGATCAGTACTGGTATAAACAACCAGTCCACCATTACGAACATCAGTTTCATTATCTTGAATTGGAACTCCACCAGTTGCAGGTAGTGCATTTGCAATTTCAGTTCCGGAACCAATATATTCAAACGAATGCCCAGATGCAAGAACTCTGCTTTGCTTATAAAATGGAACTTGTGTTCCGACACCAATTACATAAGGAACATTTTCATTCAAAGTAATGGTACAGATTCCAGCAGAGATTGGAGTTGAACTCTTAATTGTATAATAAGATTGTAATAATACTGCAGATGCCGTAGCTGTATTTATTCCAACATTAGGAGAACTAATTGTAACTTTAGGAACAGAAGAATATCCTCTACCACTCGAAAGAATATCAAATCCAGTTACAGATCCATTAGATATGGTTGGAATTGCCTGTGCCGTAACACCCCAACTCGTATCAGGATCTGTAATCGTAACTGTTGGTTGTGAGGTATATCCTGTTCCACCAGATCCAACTATAACTTTAGAAACTGTATAATATAAATCACCAAAATAAATTACCTGACCATCAAAAGGACGGATGATATTGATTTTTGCGGTTCCGGTATTAGGAACATAAGTATGTGGTTGAGTTGCAACTCCAACATTACAAGTAAATACTGTACTTGCCATCGAAACTGATGGAAGATTCAACTTAGTTGTGGCAACTCCAACACTATTAGAGGTTACTGAACCAACAAGATTATCGATAAATGTCTGAACATTAGCACAAGATGCTGGGGAAGTATTAAATCCAGTTAGAGGATCTGCGGCAACAGTAAGATCCTTTGTATTAAGTTGATTTGTAATTGCACTTTTAGCATAATTTCTAACTGCATTAAATGCCGTAATAGACTCAGAAACTTCTCCGGTGAGTCCATTACTCAAAGGATTACCATTAGAATCAAAATATTGTTCAATGAAATTTCTAATATTTTGATTTGTGTAATCTCTCACATCCAAAGAAACTGCATCGATCAAATATCCAATGTCCCTATAGCACTTACTTCCTCCAGTAGTAAACGTTCCGTAATTATCAGAACTAGAAATACTTATCAAACTGCCAGCACCAATAACTGTCGTAACAATACCGACTAGATTATCAATATTAGATTGAACATCAGAACATGCCAAAGGATCAGTATTTGCATAAACAGTACCTCCACCGTTATAAGTAGAAGTTCCCGTTGAAATTGTTAAATCAGAATAAGCAGCACCTACAAGAGAGTTTGTAATTGCCTGTTTCATCAAATCTCTCGCTTGATTAAATGCATAAATTGATTCGGTAACTTCACCAACTAATCCATTACCAATTGGAGTTCCATTTGCATTAAAATATTGTCTGACAAATTCCCTAGAATAACGATTTCCACCAGTAAATACATCGGTTGAAACTGCATCCACAAAATATCCAAGATCTCTCTTACACTTAGTTATTGTAGTAGAGATTCCTGGGTAGACATTATAGGTATTCGTCCAGGCAGTACCTACAATTACACTTTTATTATTTTGAATTAATCGGTAAGAATCATAATATCTTGATCTAGAATTTGTTTGTGAATCTCCAGGAAAATAAAAGTCTGAATGTCCGATTGCAATTGCTGCCAAAGACTTATCTTGAATTTCAATCTTGTTTGCCTGAATTAAATTATAGGAATCATAATATCTTCCAGGTGCAACTGACTTTGCCTCAAATACATATCCATTTCGACCATTTGGATAAAATCTAGTTCCCGGTTCAAATGAGCAAGTAAATCCAAGTGCGGAAAGAGTGATACCCATTCCAACTGAGAATTGATGTGGAGTACTTGTATATGCAGTTAGAATACCAGTTGCATTATCATAAAGTGCATTTGTAATATTCAGAGTTGGAGTACTTAAATCTAATGCAAAAGTATAAGCATTTGCTACGGATGCCGAACCGGTGATAATTCCAGTATATTTAAGAGGACTTACACCATCAGAAACTAACCCATAATTACCAAAGGATGAGTTTGAGTTTGTAAGATCACATGCAGCACCTGTTCCACAGAAGACTGCAATATCACTACAAATTGTGAACAGAGAAACTAACTGAGCATATCCTTCATTTGTAATTGAGATTCCAATACCACCTTGATTGTATTGAGTATAGGAGTCAAGAACCATACTCTTAGTTGGCCCAATTGCCTTAGAACCATCAATTCTCATTCCAATACTATTAGGAATAAAATTGGTTCCGTTCTGAATATAAGGTGATTGATCGAAATATCCTATTTGATTGGGGTTAAAAGAGAATATTGCTCCACCAGGATTCATCGTTCCGGTATAAGACATCTCCGCAACATAAACCCCATTTGCCACATAGAACAAATCTTGATCTGGATTTTGTGGTGATACTGATACTTCCCTTAAACTATCACCAACAATACTAACTTGTTCTGGAATGGTTAAAGGATTATTTTCTAGATAAGATCCAGCACTAACTTTAATAACTGATCCTGTTGTTGCTGCGGTGAGTGCTGCTCCGATTGTTCTCTTGGCATCTCCGAGTTTGAGTCCTGTGTTTGTATCGTTTCCGTCTTTTGTGACATATAAAATATTTGTGACTGTTGTGCCAGAACCGATGCGAACAATATCCGTACCGATTCCAGGACGCTCTCTCTTGGCAGTTAATTCACCATCATAGGTATTGTATGCTAATTCAGCACTTAAGAGTTGATCTGCTGTAGGTCTTTTACCCGGAACAGCAGATCTTTTAATCCTGATAGGAGTTGACATTTATCGCATTCGGTATGTACCAAATTGACAGTATGTACTGCCTTTCATTTATTTATTCAAGTTAAATTATTTCTTCTTGGACGATAAGCATAAAGATTTGCAGGTGCCTCTGGTTTCATCCATTCCTTAATCTTCTCATAGTTCTCTTCTGAAAAGAAACACTGATTATAATACCACTGCTCCCAAGGAGTATGTCCCTTGGATTGATTACAAGAATGGCAACATGCAATCACATTTGTTTTAATATCTAATCCACCCTTACACTGGGGAGTAATGTGATCAAGTGTGATGTTTTCTTCTGACTCACAATAAGCACACTTGTGTTCCCATTGTTCTTTTATATTTCTCCTCCACATTCGTTTTGCTTCTGCTTTACTTGTCGTTTCTAGATTAAACAGATAGTCCTTGAACGAATGTAGAGGAACCATAAGTATTTGCAACTTATTATTATTTATTCTTAGTTTTGATAACTTTTACCAGTTCTTTCAGAGTAATATAGATGTAATAAAATTCCTCATAAACTGTAATGTCTTGGTCTCTCTCAAAAATATCAAGTATTCTTTTCCACATTTTGTTTCTTACACATATCACGAGCATATGCCCTTGTTACATTATCTATATGAGAACAGGGTTTGCCTTTCTCTTCACAATAAGGACACTTGGCATCTGGTGGATCATTAGGATATTGAAACTTACTCATACCCTAACATAAAAGGGTTCTTGTTGTCCTTCTGGTAGTTTGATTTGCCCAAGTTGTTTCGTATCACGAATATTCTCTTGAGTATTAGACACAGCAATATTTGTGGTTGGAAGTGCTTTGGGCATCACTACATCAATCACTGGACTCATCAGTGTTTTGTTTTTTACAATTTCACGATTTGGTGCGTCCATATACATAATCATTCTTGCATCTTCAAAATCCCCACAGTCACAAATCTTTCTTCCAGTCCTTCTTTCTCTTACTGAAAAATAATCTTCGGTATTATACTTGTTCATTTTTTGAAGTCTTTTGATTATTATACACCTTTTTCATCGGTCTGTAAAGGTTGGGCCAAGTATCTTGTATGATTTCTGCCAGTTTGTATGGAGTTGTTGAGGATATCATAGTAGGGATATTAGAAAGAGGAACACTCCGAATGCTATGAATGCTGCGAGAATTGTTAGCATTTTATTGGTGCTTTTGTAGGTATTTAATATATTCCTCAAAAAGACTTATATCATCATACGCCTGTCCTAGTATCATATTACATCTCCTACAAAGTAATTGCCGAACTTTACCTGTCTTATGGTCGTGGTCTACGCAAAGTTTTTCCCACTTTCCATCACCGGGTTTTTTGCAAGTAGCACAGACACCATTCTGTTCCTCATACATTTGTTGATGTTCTTTGAGTGTTATTCCATAATTTCTTTTTAAGTCATTATTCCTTGTTCTTTCCGGATTTTCTTGGTGTCTTGCTTTTACTCTTGCTTTATCACATTCTTTGCAAGCAGAGTGCCTTCTTCCAGTTTTTTTATCACGAACATAAAACTCCGTGATGTACTTCTCAACATCGCAAGTCATACAAGTTCTGTAAAGGTCGGAGTATAATTTGGTCATTCTCGTGTTTTCTTTCGTGCTTAATTATTTATAAAAAAAAGGAACTCCGAAGAGTTCCCCTTTATTATATCACCCGATGGATGGTGCAGTCAAGGCAACCGAAGTTGTTTGAGCAGCAGCAAGGTCAAGTGGGAAGTTGTGAGCATTCCTTCTGTTTTAACCTCTGTCGCCAGAGGGAGCGGACTATATCATCACTCATAAGAGTGTCGGACGCTTGAACCTGTTATTAAGGAAACTGTATTCCTCAGGTAGTCTCTGAACCTTTCTCAGATGTATCTGAGACTTGGCTGCTGATTGTCTGCGAGAGAGTTCCAGCAATTCATCCGATTTAACGAGCGCCATGCGTTCACAAAACGCTCGTGCATTACCTCAAGTCCGAGACCAGCACGATTAAGAATGTCCGCCCAAGTAGGGATGACACGGTTCTGACTATCAACAATACTTTGATTAAAGTTGAAACCATTCAAGTTGAATGCCATCGTAGAAACACCAAGAGCAGTGAACCAGATGCCTACAACAGGCCAGGCAGCAAGGAAGAAGTGAAGTGAACGTGAGTTGTTGAACGAAGCATATTGGAAGATAAGACGACCAAAGTATCCGTGAGCAGCAACGATGTTATAGGTCTCTTCTTCTTGTCCGAACTTATAACCATAGTTCTGGGACTCGGATTCAGTAGTTTCACGAACCAGTGAGGATGTGACCAAAGAACCGTGCATCGCAGAGAACAATGAACCACCGAAGACACCCGCTACGCCCATCATATGAAATGGGTGCATAAGGATGTTGTGTTCTGCTTGGAAAACCAACCTATTAAGCAGAACGAGGAACCTATGTTTCCATAGGGATTGGACTATATCATCAACCTTTTATTTTAGACCATCTGATTTGTGCCGCTTTCACTTGTTGGTCTCGTCTTGTTTCCGAAAGAACTTGTCTTCTTTCTTTAATAGTTTCAAGACACTCATTTATTCTTCCACTTCTTCTACTTCCCATATGAGGAAGTATTTGTAAAAGAACTTTTTCTACATCATCTCTTCTACTTAAACTAATAGAATAGATAGTCTTTTTTTCAGTAGTTTGTGCTTTACAGTTAATAGGAACATTTAGAAGTTTTGCTGCCTTTTCAACAACATCCTTATCAGTCATTGATAATCTAATAAGAACTTGTGTTGGATTATTAGGTCTTGATTTGGTTATTTGAAAGTAACCTTCACCTTCTAAAAGTCCCGCTAACCAAGCGGCGTCAATATCAGTCATTTGTTTATCCTCGTTTCTTATATTATTTATACAACCTATGTGTTGTATATGGAAGGGTTGGATAAACATTATATCATAAAAGGTTGTCGGGCGCTAGTGTCGTATTACATTCCACGCTTGGAATACCGACTAGTCTCTGAACCTTACACAGAAGTATCGTCTGTGTCTTGGATGCTGATTGCCGTATCCATAAAGGACTTAGGTTTCCAGCAGTTCACCCGATTTATACTACACATTGGTTTAGTTTATGTAGTTAAAAGTACCAGAAATGCCGAGGGGCATAGCATCAGAGAAAGAACCTTGACCGAAAGGATACACAAGGAATACGGCACTCGCAGCAGCAACAGGTGCCGAGTAAGCAACGCAAATCCAAGGACGCATACCTAAACGATAGGAGAGTTCCCATTCACGACCCATATAAGCATAGATGCCAATGAGGAAGTGAAATAC